CCGGGCCGGATCGTCCCGGGACGAATCGGCCCCCGTTGGAGCGCCAACCCGGGCCGATTCGGACTCCAACCCGGGCCGTTTTGGCCCCCCGAACCCAGAGAACCCAAGTACCCCCCCTACCCCCCCTGGCAGGGGGGGAGGTGAGGCTGCGCCAGCCGGACGACCGCCGGAGCGGCGCGACCAGGTCCTCGAGCTGCTGCGAGCGAACCGAGTCGGACACGCGAACCCGTTCCGCGCTCGCACCATCGTCGACCGGGCCCTGGACGAAGGGCTGACGGACCCCGACCTGCGCAGGCTGCTGCGCCTGGCCGTCGACCAGGGCGACCAGCCCGCGGGTCTGCTCTGGCACTGGCTGGACGACGTGCACCGCTGGCGCTCGGTGCTCGACGACGCCGACCTGGCCGCGCGCGAGCGCCGCGCGCGTGCTGCGCCCTCCGTGCAGGCGCAGGACCTCGGACCCCGACGTCTGGCGGACGCCGCCGGAGGTGGACTGTGACGACGACCCCGAACGAAGTGTGGATCCTCTCGGACAGCGACGACAACTGGGGCGACCTCGAGGAGTACCCGACCCGGGAGGCTGCAATCGCGGAAGCGCAGGAGTTCGGCGAAGGCGTCGGCGCGGGCCGGGTGTGGGTCGGCCGCGCGAAGGAGCTGCGGGTCGAGGACGTCCTCGACTTCGGGCATCTGGTCGACGTGATGAACGAGCGGGCCTACGACCGCACAGGCCTCGAGGACTCGTTCATCGACTTCGAGCCCGCGCGAAAGGCGGAGATCGAGAAAGCTGTCGCCGACGTGCTGCGAGAGCACTGCGATATCGCCGGCCACTATCAGGTCCTCGACATCGCGGAAGTCGAGGGCTACCGACCGCCGGAGGACCTCGATGTCTGACATCGACCTAGCGAAGGAGATGCGCAAAGCAGCTGAGGCGATGCTCTCGCACGCCAACTGCCTGCGCGGCGAAGGCGATTGGGACCAGGCCGAGGCTGTCGAGACGATCGCTTGCGGCAACCTCCGAATCGCTCAGGCGATCGAGGCGAAGGACCGCCGCATCGCCGAGCTGGAGGCGGAGGTCGCCAAGGCCCGCGCCTTCGCTGAGGAGGCCGCGCGTCGCTACAACGAGATGTCGGCAGATCAGCGCATTCTCCGCTGCGCGTTCTGCGGCGCCGAGTATGCGCCCGGGACGCCGCCGACGCAGCATGAGGCGCTGACCGCACACGTGAAGGTTTGCCCGCAACATCCGATGCGGGAGGTCGAGCGCGAGCGTGACCGCCGCATCGCCGAGCTGGAGGAACGGTCCGCGAAGTCGACGAAGCTGCGCGGGATCGATGACTGGCACGAGGACCACGGCTGCGGTCTGTGGTGGAGGGAGCCGGTCAGCGAGCCCCCGTACGCCGGCGCACCGGGCGACTCGGAATGGCCCTGGCCGAAGAAGGACGCTGCGAAGCTGGTGTGGATTCCTTGTCCGAACCCGAGCAGCGATCGCCGAGCGACCGAGGATGTCCCTGGTGACTGAGCGCCCGACTCGGATCGCGTTCACGGTGCCCGTCGTGGCGCTGTCGAAGAAGAACGGCCAGCGCATCACGCGTGACCGTGACACCGGCCGCCGGCGCGTCCGGTCGAGCGAGGAGTGCGAGATCATCGAGGAGGTGATTGCGCTCTTCGCCGCGCGCGCGGTGCCGCGGGGGATGGCGCAGCGGGGCGGGTCCGCGTTCGGCGCCAACTACGTCGGTGTCCGCATCGAACTCGACGAGGACACCGAGCAGATGCACATCGAGGTCGAGGACCTCGGCCCGCAGCCAACGAAGGGTCGCCGCTACACGCGGCGAGACATACACAACCTGACCGACTCGGTCATGGACGCCCTGCAGGGCGTGCTGTTCAACGACGACCGGCAGGCGCGATACACCGTCTGCCATTACCAGGGGTGGAGACCGGAGGGACGATGACGCAGATGCTGAGGTTAGAGGTGGATCCCGTGGTGATCGAGCCGCCGGAGCGGGTCGAGCCCAACTACGAGCTTGAGCACCCTGCCGGGGCTCCCGTGTACGCCGACTGGGTCGACGTGCTTCTCCCAGCACGCCAGGCCCGAGCGCTGGGCGTCGATCGCGGCGAGCGCGTGGCGTTCCGCACCGTCGGGGGCCTCGAGCACCCCGCAGTGGTCCATCGCCGCCGCGGCTGGCAGGGGTGGACGATGCGCGTCCTCGCGGCGTTCCCGCAGCGGCTGGTGTCCGGGGACTTCGTTTGTTCCACCACCGCTCTGTACGTCGACGAGTTCCGGTCGCACAGCAGCCTCGACGGGATCGACACGCCGCTCGTGCCAGGCTTCGTGCACCAGAGGACCGATCTGGTCGCCGCGAGCGCCGCGGAGGTCGTCGAGCGGATGGTCTTCGCCAACGGCACCGGCGAAGTCGTGATCGTCTGGCGCCGCGAGCGCTGGATGCACCCGGTGGTCGACTACGCGGTCCGATGGGGCAACGCCGAGTGGGAGGCGTTCTCGGGTGCCGAGGTGGTCTTCCCAGGGACCGAGAAGCTCGAGCTGGTGCCGTGGTGCCGGTTCGACGACGTCCGCACCGACCGAGAATCCGTCGTCCTGGATGCGATCATCGATTGGGGTTGCGGGCCCACGGTCTGGCTGCAGGCCACTTACCCGGCGCAGGCCGAGGAGGGCCCGATCGAGGAGCAGCTCCGCGCGTTCGCCGGCAGCGGCTGGCCGGTCGGGCGGTGCCTGACGTGGCAGCTCGAGGACGGCACCGGAGCGCAGCGCTGGGGCCCGCTCGGCGTGCTGCCGCAGGCGAACATGCGGGACGCGTACGATCTGCTCGCGAAGACCGAGGACCTCTACGGCGCTGCGCCGAAGTCGATCTACGCGCCGAGGCCCTACGCCCAGGCGCTCTCGACCAACCAGGCGGGCAGCCAGCGGTTCGGCTTCGCCGATGGCGGTCTGGCGGCCGAGCTTCTCCCGTGCCAGGCGTTCGCGTTCCTGCGGGTCTGCGCCCAGGACGAGGAGCTACGGCCCGTCCATTGGTTCGACCGGGACGGACGCATGGTGCGCAAGGTCGACCACCCGAACTTGCGCACGCACAACCGCCGGATCGACTGGCGGAACACGCGAGACCGGCTCGACCTGGATAGCGAGCCGCGGCGGGTCGCCGCGAACTCCAGGCGCACCGCTGACGACGAGCAGCACACCGACGACCTGGTCGCGGATGCGCTGCTCAACCTGTGGGACGACCCGCCGCTCGAGGAGACGCGTTGCCACATCGTCGAGATCGAGGCGATGGACACCCAGCGCGTGAACGGCCAGCGGAACAGCGCAGCGCGCGGCGTGGGCCGGCCGCTGGTGTCGATGGCCTCTGCGGCCTGGCTGCTCGAGGGCACGGACAGCGGCATCCTGGCCCAGGCGAACCTGATGGCAGAGGTGCACGCGCTTCAGTCGACCTGGGAGGGGCGTCTGGTGAATCCGTCCCACCCGGTGAAGCCGATCGCCACGCTGCTGAGCAACAGCTGGGCTCTGCAGGATCCGAGGACGGGCCTTCCGATGCGCGCGGCGGCGCCGTACGAGCACGCGACTGCGGTGGTCGGGCTGATCGCGGCTGCACAGTGTCTGCGCCCAGCGGAGTCGATGCAGGCACTCGGCCTCGCCACGATGCTGACCTGCACCGTGCTCACCTGGGCGTACCAGGACGGGCCGTCCTGGCGATGGCCGTTCGTGGTGGGTGTGCTCTCCGAGGACGGGGAGCTCGGCCTGGCTCTGCCGATCGAGTGGACCAAGCCGAGCCAGCCTGAGTTCCGCCTGACCCACATCCCTGGCGGATCGTGGACCGACTGGACGGCGGCGGTCGCGTTCGCCGAGGCCTACCTGAGCTCGGTGTTCGATGGGATCGGTCTGATGGATCGCGTGCTGAGAGACAGGGCTGCGCACATCCGTGGTCAGTACCAAGGCCAGCAGTCCTACCTCGCCGAGCGCATGACCGCGCTGCCCACGAGCGTGATGCAGGCTGCGCCGGTGGCAGCAGTGGGGGTGTCGGGCTGATGGCCAGGCGCAACCGTCGAGACACGGCCGAGCTCGAGCCGCAGGCCACCCGGCCCGAGCGGTCGGCGCCCGCGGTCGTGGAGGAACTGCAGGCCGCGCACCGTGACCTGGTCGACGCCTGCGAGGGCTTGGCCCAGACCACCCAGGACGCGCTGCAGCACGCGCACATGGCGGCGCTGGTGCTCGACCGGCGACGGGCCGGCGAGCAGGCAGAGCGGGTGCGGATTGCGGTCGCCCGGATGGGCAGGGCGGTCGGGAGGGCGGCCGAGGCGTGACCCGAGGCACGGTCCACCGCATGACCGCGGGCCGCGGGTCCTCCGCCGGCCGGCACCCCAATGGGGTTGCGGTCAGCGCCGCCGACGAGAGATTTTCTCCGCCGAAATCCAGGTGCGTGCACGTGCAGGTGCCTGGCTGATGGCGGCGCGGCGGCGGCGGAAGGTGGCTCGGTCCCAGTCGGAGCTGGCGCGCGCCTGCGGCGTCTCGAGGACGACGATCGCGCGCTGGCTCACCGCCGGGATGCCCGACCGCGGGCCGGATGGGTGGGACGTCGCCGAGGTCCAGGCCTGGCGGAAGCAGCACGATGGGGAGCGCGCGGAGCGCCGCGCCGCCGCGGCGACGCCCGAGTCGATCGACCGCGCGCTGCTTCGGACGGACACCGCCGGGACGCGCGCCGCCGAGATCCAGGAGCGCGCGGACCGGGACTTCGACCGGCTGATCGCCGACGGCGCGAACCTGAAGCGGCTGAGCGTCGAGGCGGTCGCGCGGTTCCGGCACTACAAGGCGCTCGAGCAGCAGATCCGCGCCGAGCAGCTCGCCGGCGACGTGATCCCGCGGTCACGGGTCGACGACATGCTGGTCGAGCGGGCCGCGGCGTTCCGCCGGGTCGTGCTCCAGATCCCGGCCCGAGTCGACGCCGAGCTCGCGGCCGAGACCGAGCCGATGGAGTGCCGGCGGATCCTCGCGGCCGAGATCGAGGCGATGCTCGCCGACATCATCGACCGGGGAGGTCTGCCCTCGTGACCGACCTGCAGCTGACCTCGCGCGAGCTGCTGGCGCTTCGGCCGCCGTCGAGGAAGCACCTGTCCGAGTGGGTCGAGGACCACCGGGTGATCCCGGCCGGCAAGTCCTCGTCGCCGGGCCCCTGGCGCAACGCGCGCGCCCCGCACCTGGTCGGGGTGATGGACGCGCTGACCGACCCGCAGGTCGAACGGGTCACCCTGATGTGCCCGGCGCAGGTCGGCAAGTCCGAGGTCGCGATCAACCTGGTGCTGTACGCCCTGGTCGAGGACCCCGGCGACGTCCTCGTCGTGATGGCGCGCGAGGACGACGCCCGGGACTTCTCCCAGGAGCGGCTGTGGCCGTCGATCGAGGCCTCGCCGGCCGCGGCCGCGCTCTTCGAGGGCCGGCCGAAGGCCGACCGGAAGCGGCTGTCGCTCTCGACCGGGGCGATGCGGGTCGCCTTCGCCTGGGCCGGCAGCCCGGCCGGCCTGGCGTCCAAGCCGATCCGCTACCTGGTCGCCGACGAGGTCGACAAGTACGCCCAGCTCCTGAAGGGTGAGGCGGACCCGCTGTCGCTGGCGATCGAGCGCACCCACACCTACCGCGACCGCAAGATCGTGCAGTGCTCGACCCCGACCACCCGGGACGGGCTGATCTACCGTGAGTGGCTGGCGTCCGATCGCCGCGAGCTCCACGTGCCCTGCCCGCACTGCGGGCAGTACCAGCAGCTGGTGATGGCCCGGCTCGAGTACCCCGAGCGGCCGGACGGGACGACCCGCCGCGAGCACGCCGATCGCCTGGTCGAGCAGGGCGGTGCGGTCTACGCCTGCGAGCACTGCGACGAGCGGATCGACGGCCGCTTCCGCCGGCAGATGATCGCGCGCGGCGTCTGGGTGCCGGAGGGGGCGAGGGCCCGCCCGGACGGCACGCTCGAGGGCGGGCCCGAGACCCCGCCGCGGCACCGGGGCTTCCATCTGACGCGCCTGGTGTCGCCGTGGACGACCTGGGACGAGCTCGCCGCCGAGTGGGTGCTGGCCCAGGAGTCGCTCGGGAAGCTGCGCAACTTCAAGAACTCGTGGCTCGGTGAGATCTGGGAGGACCGCTCGGCGGCGACCGCCGAGGACCGGATTCGGCAGCTCGAGGCCGAGCACCCGAAGCGTCACGTGCCGCTGCAGGCGCCGGTCCTGACAATGGGGGTCGACGTGCAGGCGGCCCGGATCTACTACGCGGTCCGCGCCTGGGGGGTGAACGAGGAGTCCTGGCTGGTCGACGCCGGGATGGTCGAGCACTTGGAGCAGCTCGAGGAGGTTCTCGACATGACCTGGCCGGTCTGGGTGCCGTCGGGCAAGCCGCCGCAGGACGACCGCGATCGGGCCGTCCGGCTGTGCTGCATCGACAGCGGCCACCGCACCGCGGAGGTCTACAGCTGGTGCCGCGAGCACCGGCTCAGGACCCGTCCGATCAAGGGCAAGGACACGCTCGGCGGTCCGCTGTTCCGCCAGGGCGTGATCGACCGGAGCTCGCGCGGGAAGCCGCTGCCGGGCGGCCTGAAGCTCTGGCTGCTCGCGACGCACGAGCTGAAGGACAAGCTGCACCAGCTGATGCATGTCCCGGACGACGTCGACGGCGGCTGGTGGGTGCATCGCGGCGTCCACGAGGACTACGCGCGCCAGGTCACCGCCGAGCACAAGGTCCGCCAGACGGACAGCCGCGGCCGGGTGAAGGAGACCTGGCAGCCGAAGTACGGCGGCATCGCGAACCACTGGTGGGACTGCGAGGTCTACGCGCTCGCCGCAGCGGAGATGCTGGGCGTCTGGCGCATGAAACCCGAGGCCGGCGCACCGACCGCGGCGCCGGCGCGCGCCACCGCAGCGCCGAAGTCCGGCCGCGGTGTCGGAGTCCGGCCAAAGGACCGCAGATGGTAGCTCGCACGCGATTGCACGAGACGTTCTGGGCGGACCCGTCCTGCCCGTACTGCGGGTCCGAGGACCTGGAGCTCTACGGGAGCCGGGACCGCGGGACCAGGCGCTGGTACCGGTGCCGCCGCTGCGGCGAGAGGGCGGTGCACAGGAAGTTCCGGCGGATTGAGTCCTGTCTAGACAGGACGCATGAGCAGGATTCCGCTCCGCCGCGTTGCTGACCAGGTCGCGCTCGCGTCTTCCTGACGCGCACGTGGCGATCGAGAGCACAGAGACGCAGCTGGAGCGGGTCCAGCAGGCCATCGCGGCGATCGAGTCCGGTCAGCTGACCTCGTACACGCTGCCTAACGGGCAGTCGTTCACGCGGCACAACCTCTCGACGCTCTACGCCCGCGAGGAGGCCCTGCTCGGTCGTCTGCGCCGCGAGCGCGGCGGCGCGTTCGCCCAGGTCCGCGTCGACCCGATCGCCCGGAGGCTGCGGTGAAGCAGCGCCGCCGGCGAACTGCCGAGGCGCGGTCCCCGATGCAGGACCGGGCCAACCGGCTGATCGACGGAATCGTCGAGGCGATCTCGCCGAAGCGCGCGAAGTGGCGCCGCTGGCACCGCGAGCAGGCCGAGATCCTGGGCTCGATCGGGAGGTCCACGCGGAACGACATCACCACGGTCTGGTCCGGGCAGGGTGACACCGACGCGAACGCGTTCACGCTCGAGGAGCTGCCCGAGATCCGGCGGCAGTCGCGCTACGCCGCGCAGCGGAACCCGATCGCCCGCGGCCTGCGCCGCACCCTGACCGACCACGTCATCGGCAACGGGATCCACCCGAAGTCGATGATCGACGGCGACCGGCTCGGCCTCTCGGATGACCAGGTCGCCGAGTTTCAGGCCGCCGCGGACCGGATCTTCGGCGATGCCGCGCGCTACGCCGACAGCACGGGCCGGCAGGAGTGGGTCGGCCTACAGCACCTGGTCTTCCAGTCGGTGCTCGACGGCGGCGACGTCTTCCCGTCGTTCCCGATGATCGCCCGGGACGACGGCTCGCCCGTCCGAACGCGGATCAACCTGATCGAGGCAGAGCGGGTCGAGTCGCCAGCTTCGAAGATCGTCGACCCGAAGGTCCGCGGCGGGGTGCAGCTCGACAGCTGGGGCGCGCCGACCGGGTTCTGGGTCACGCGCGACCACCCTGGCGATCGGCTCGCCACCCGTCGCTGGACCCACGAGTTCTGGCCGGTCCGGCGCGCCGGTCGGCTGAACGTCATGCAGGTCTACAGCCAGGACCGCATCGGCCAGGCCCGCGGACTGCCCCTGCTGCACGCCTGCCTGCCGCTGCTCGAGCAGGTCTCGCAGTACGTCGACTCGACGGTCCTGGCGGCCGAGATCCAGACCCGGATGTCGCTCTGGATCAAGACGCAGGGCGACCCCGAGGCGATGGCCGAGCTGATGCGGCTGCAGAGCTCGGCGGGCCGCTCGGAGGTCGACTACAGCGACTACACCGGCATGGGAGTCGAGGCCGGCAGCATCAACCTGCTGAACGCCGGCGACGAGGTCCAGACCGCCGCACCGACCAGCCCGGGCCAGTACTTCGACCCGTTCGTGGTGCGGCTGCTGCGCATGATCGGCAGCGCCGCCGGTGGCGTGCCTTACGAGATCTTCGCCAACGACGTCGGCTCGGGGAACTACAGCTCGATCCGCGCGGGCTTCATGGGGTTCCGGAAGACCATCCACCGCTGGCAGGGGATGGTGATCCGGCTGCTCGACGCCTACCGGCGCCACGTGCTCTACGAGGCCTGGCTCGACGGCAAGCTGCTGCCGGCCGCGGCCTGGCTGCGCCTCGAGGACGACCTCGACGGCTGGATGGCCTGCACCTGGACGCCGCCGGCGATGGGCTGGATCGACCCGACGAAGGAGGTCCGAGCCTACGCCGAGGCGGTGAAGGAGCGCTTCATGTCCAGGCAGGAGGTGATCTCCGCAGTCGGCGGTCCGGGCTACGCCGCGGTCGCCCGGCAGCTCGCGGAGGAAGCGCAGATCGACCGCGACGTCGGCCTGGTGGCGGCCCCGGTTGCCGAGGAGCCGGAGCCCGATCCCGACCTGGAAGAGGCCGACGAAGACGAGCAGCTCGAGGACGAGGAGCAGCTCGAGGACGACGAGCTCGATGACGAGCTCGAGGACGAGGTCGCCGAGGAGGAGGCGCTGCAGCGATGAGCCAGATCCTGTCCTTCCTGATGGAGCAGCGCTGGGCCCTGCATCCTCCGGTGCTGCGGGCCCTGGTCCAGGTCGTTCAGCGGCACCTCGACGGTGCTCGGCTGTCCCAGGACCAGATCGACGAGATCGTCGCGGCGTCGCCTGCCAGGCAGCGCGAACGCAGCCACGAGCTGACGGTCCGGGATGGCGTCGCGACGATCCCGATTCACGGTGTGATCGCACGCCGGGCCTCGATGGTCGGCGGAGCCAGCCAGCCGCAGGGGACCTCGGTCGAGGCCATTCGATCCCAGCTGCGCCAGGCGATCGAGTCCGACGACGTCCGGGCGATCCTGTTCGACGTCGACAGCCCTGGTGGATCGGTCGGCGGACTGCCGGAGCTCGCCGACGAGATCCGCGCCGCGCGCGGCATGAAGACGATCTGGGCACACGTGGACGGCCTGGCCGCATCGGCCGCCTACTGGCTGGCGGCGCAGGCGGATCGGATCGTCGCGACCAAGGGCAGCGAGGTCGGGTCGATCGGCGTCTACACGGTCGTCGACGATCACCACCGGCGCTATGAGGCGGCCGGGATCGACACCCACGTCGTCAGCACCGGCGAGAACAAGGGCGTCGGTGTCCCGGGCTCCAAGATCACGACGGCCCAGCTGGCGACGATCCAGGAGGGCGTCGCCGAGTACTTCGGGCTGTTCCGCGAGGCCGTCCAGGCCGGCCGCGCGATGTCCGACGAGGCATTCGCCCGGGTCGACGACGGTTCGACCTGGCTGGCGGCTCGCGCGCATGGCCTCGGGCTGATCGACGCGGTCGGCGGCCTCGAGGAGACGGCGGCAGCCCTTCGCGCGTCCGTCGCTGGCAGGCGACCGGCGACCACCTCCGGCCGCCTGGTGGCGGTCGACACGCACCCACCGGCCGCAGCTCGGGAAGGACTGAGCGGGGCCAACCTGAACGAGAGCGACAGCATGAACCACGAGACGATCGAAGCCCTCGAGCAGGCCTACCCCGAGCTCTGCGCGCAGTTGCGCAGCGAGGGCCGGGACCAGGCCGCTGCCGAGGCGACCCAGGCGGAGCGCGACCGTTGTGCCCGCATCCTGCGCGCGGCGTCTCCGTCGCAGCTGCGACTGGCAGCCGAACACGTGGCCGAGGGCACGGACGTCGCCACGGTCCTCGAGGCCTTCATCGCGGACCCGCGGCGGAGCGCCCACCAGCGCCTGCAGGAGCTCGAGGCCGCGGCGCCCGCGGCGATCGACGGAACCGCGGCCGAACCGGCGGCGGCCGCAGAGCCGCGCGCGATGACGGCCGACGAGCAGATCCAGGCCGAGGCCGATCGGATCTGGGCGGAGGACCCCGACGCGGAACGGATCTACCAGACGCCGCAGGCGCTGGTGCACTACCTCAAGGCGAAGCGGCTCGGGCTGACCTGCTCGTGATCGACCGACCCTGACCAACCAGAAGAAGACGGGAGAGACACACGATGGCGACCGAAGCCCTGACCCTGGGCCCCGCGCTCGATGCGCGGTTCTTCATGCGCCTGAACGAGGGCGGCTTGCCGCCCGAGGTCATGGCGCTGTCCATGCTGAACTTCGACAGCAACCAGGCCGAGGAGACCTACGGCTGGTTCGGCATGTCGCCGACGCCGCTGCCGTGGGACGGCCCGATGGCCGTCTCCGGGCTGAAGGACTACGCCTACAGCCTGAAGAACGTCGAGTACCAGCGCGCGCTGGAGATCCGGAAGCCGGAGCTGCGTCGGCAGAAGGGCGGGCAGTTCAACAACCGCGTCGACCAGCTCGCCGCGCGCATGGCGAACCACCCGCTGCGCCTGCTCTATAAGCAGATCGTGGCCAACGGCATCTGCTACGACGGGCAGAACTTCTTCGACACGGACCACGCCGAGTCGGGGACAAACCAGGCGAACGCGATAAGCTTCAACGTCACCACCCCCAATGCGCCGACTGCGGCAGAGATGGCCGACGCCATCTTCAATGCGATCGCCAAGTTGAAGGGTTTCACCGACGACCAGGGCGAGCCCCTGAACGAGGACGCGGCGGCGTTCCATATCGCGGTGCCGATCAACCTGATGACGGCTACGGTCGCGGCGCTGCAGAACGGGATCCTGGTCGCCTCGACCGGAACGCAGACCAACACGCTGCAGGCTGCTGGCCTGCGCCTGACCTACACCGCGACGCCCCGTCTCACGGACGACGACGTGCTCTACGTCTTCCGGACCGACGACCAGGCGAAGCCGTTCATCCTGCAGCAGGAGAACCCGATCAGCACCGCGCTGATCGACGACGCGAAGGAGAACCGCTTCCTCTACAACGCCACCTGGTCCGGCGCGCTCGGCTACGGCTTCTGGCAGCACGCTGTGAAGACCCAGCTGACCTGATCGAAGGCCGCGGGTCTGCTGCCCGCGGCGTGACCCATCACAGAGACTTCACGGAGACTGCACAATGGCACTCGCGATGAACACGCCCCGCACGTTCGGGGCGACGATGCCGGCCTCGGACATCGAACTCCCGGTCGCTGCGTCCGCGGTGATCTACGAGGGCGCGGCCCTCTCAGATGTCGGTGGAGCCGGCTATGCCGACGCGCTGACCATCCCCGAGAACTTCCTCGGCTTCGCGATGGCGGCCTGCGACAACACTGGTGGATCCGCCGGTGATAAGACGGTCCGCGTCCGTCGCGAGGGAGACGTGCTGCTGACCGTCGCCGGCGCCGCCGCGACCGCGGTCACTGCCATCGTCTATGCCGCAGACGACGGCACCTTCACGCTCACGGTCGGCACCAACACGCCGATCGGACGCGTCGTCCGATACAACGCCGACGGCACCTGCTGGGTGCACTTCGAGGCGCTGTCGCAGCGCGACGCCAGCTGATCCGACAGTCGTAGTTGACCACGCCCCGGGCTTCGCCGGGGCCGAGCCGCAGCCTCGGAGTCCCCACGATGGTGATGAAGATCCACCTGTTCGTCGGCCAGAACGTGATCGACAGCCCGATCTCGATCACCTACCTGACCGAGAACGGCGACCCGCGGGAGTCGTGGTACGCGACCCCCGCCAACGCTCTGATCTGGGACGCCGACCTCAGCGTCCTCGGCGTCGGTGGATCGCCGTTCTACAGCCCGCTGGTGTCGTGCTCGTACTCGGACGGCGCGACCAGCCCGTACAAGGGAACGCGCTGCGGCCCGGACGTCTCGGCGATGCGCGACTTCGCCGCCCTCGAGGCGTCCGACTACCACTGCCTGGTCAAGATCATCGGTTCGGGTGCCGTGGTCGCGGGGACCACGGCGCCGAGCCGCTGGGACAAGGCCTCGGCGGATCTCTACACAGACCTGGTTCCGCAGGTGACGGCGTGCCGGGCGGCGCTCGCGGCGCTGCTGCCGGCGGTGCCGGTGGAGATCGGGTCGATCACCGTCGCGCTCGGCTACTTCGAGGTCGGCAACGGGACCGCGGCGGGGCTCTTCGCCGCCGCCCTCGAGCAGTTCGTCACGGACGTCCGGACGGACCTCGCGGCGATCACCGGGCAGAGCGCCGCGACGATCCCGGTGATGCTGTGGCAGATGCCGCAGTGGTCGCGGCTGGGTGATGGCGGGCCGTACACGGACGCCCTTGTCAGCCAGGTCCGCGGCGCCGCGCAGCAGCTCGCGCACACCGACGATTGGGCGGCGGTCGTCAACATCGACCACGTGCCGCACACCGTCGGCCGGATCTACGCGTCCGCCGACGGCGCCATTGAGGCCGGCGAGGCGATCGCCGAGGCCTACCAGTCGATGGTCGACCCGGACGCCGTCCTGGACGTCGACGGCGGGTTGCCGATCGTGGTCTACGTTGGCCAGAGCAACGTCGCCGGCACCACCTCGACGATCTTCCTCGGGCCCGCCTTCAACTCCGACGACGAGCTGATACAGGACTACACCGGCAAGGTCTGGACCTACGACTGGACCGCAGAGACGGTGGTCCCGTACGACGCGGACAGCAACTCCAACACGGGGCCCGACCCGGCCTGGAACGACACCGGTCTGTTCGGCCCTGACGTGGGAGCCTCGCCCGGTCTGCTGGACCTGCACCCGGAGACGGGGTTCTGCTGGTTCAAGCTCGGCGCGAACGCCAGCTCGCTCGGCGTCAACACGCTGGTGAAGCCGATCTGGCTGAAGAAGTTCTCGGGGATCACCGGCGCAATCTGGCCGACGCTCGAGGCCGGCTGGCTGCGGTGCAAGCAGCAGTGCATCGAGGTCACCGGCCGCGTGCCGGACGTCCGGATGGTCATCGTGCACCAGGGCGAGGGCGACACCGAGGCGGCGCTCTACCCGTACTACCTCGACCACCTGCGCGAGTTCATCGCCGACCTGCGCGCGCTGTTCACCACGAACACCCGCTCGGCGGACCTGCTGCCGGTGGGGATCGTGAAGACGAAGGAGATCGAGGGCGGCAGCTACACCGGCACGGGCCTGACGCAGGTTCGCGCCGCGCAGTTCACCGCCGCCCAGGACGAGGGCAACTTCCTGGTCGACATCGACGACCTGCCGCACCGTTCCGACCTGGTGCACCTCAGCGGTGAGGGCACGATCCGCGCCGGGCGGAGGATCGTCGAGACGATCCCCGACTGGTACGACTCGGGCCAACCAGTGGGGGGGGCGTAGGCGAACCGGACGATGGGGTCTCCGATTCGCCGTCGAGCCTGCTCACCCCGTTCGCGGAGCTCGCGCGTGCCGACGCGGCGCACGTCTGCTCCGCGGAGATGGGCGAGCTCGTGGCCTACCGGCCGGGCGGCGGCACGGACATCGTCGAGGTGCCGGCCGTGGTGATGCGCGAGCCGGTCGAGATGACCGACGGCACCTTCCGGCAGGGCCTGCGGCTGAAGATCGCCCGCGGCCAGGCGCTGACGATCATCGAGGAGGGGCGCGACCTGGTCGACCTCGCCGCCCAGCTCGGCCGCGCGCCGCAGGCGATGCTCGTCTCCCACGTCGACCCGTCCGAGCCGGGGTCCTGGATCCTGGAGCTTTCCGCATGACGCGCGAGGTGGTGATCCAGGAGGGACCACTGCGGGTCGTCTCGAGCTTCCCGCAGCTCGAGGAGATGTTCACCCGCTCGCCGGAGATCGTCGCCTTCCACGCCCGCAACGTGATCGGCCGGTGGTTCGGCCGGCACTTCCGTGAGTGGAAGGCGCAGCTGCCGACGGGCCTGCGCCGGATGGGCGCGCGTGCCTACCGCTACCAGGTGCTGCCGTTCGCCCAGGCCGGCAACCAGCAGGCGCTGCGGGAGAAGATCCGCCGCAACCCCGGCGAGCTCTGGCGGATCCAGGGCAGGGGCACGATCCGATCGGCGGCCGCGCTGATCCACGAGAGCGGCGGGGTGGTGCGGCCGACCAAGGGGAAGTCGCTGGCGATCCCGGTCGGCAAGTTCGCCAGGCTGAAGAAGCGCGAGCGGGTCGAGCAGATCGGCCTGTCGCCACGGAGCTGGAACCAGCGGCACCCGGACCGGAAGTACTTCGTCGTCCGCGCTCGGCGCCGCGGCGGCCGCGGCGTCTACCTGGCGCGGAAGACCGGCCAGCAGACCGCGAAGGGCCGCGAGCGGGTCGAGGTGGTCTACGCGCTGAAGCGCGAGGTCCGTATTCCGGCCCGTCTCCGACTCATCGCCACCTGGCAGGCCCTCGCCGGCTACCGGGAGCAGACGCTGAGGGAGGCCACCGAGGCCGCAGCTCGCGAGATGGCTGGCGTCGCCGCCGGGAGGAACGTTGGCTGACTCCATCCGCAAGCGGATCGTCGCCGACCTGGTCGCCGCGCTCGAGGCGGTGACCGCGGCCAACGGCTACCAGACCGACCTCGGCCTGCAGGTCGAGACCGTCTTCGACGCGACCAGCCGCTTCGGCACCGGACGATTCGGCGCGACCGTGCAGCCCGAGGGGGGCACGCGGCGGGACGCGCAGGAGTTCGCCAGCGAGGTCCTGCAGGTGCAGGTCGTGGCCTGGGCCGCGCTCTCGCGCGACCCCCGGACCAGCCAGGAGCCCAACGGCTGGGACCTGATCGACGCGCTCTGCAGCGACGTCGCCCGAGCCCTGGTCGTCGACCCGTCGCGCGGCGGCCTGGCGCACGACACGCGACTGGTGTCGTGGGCCTGGCAGCCGGGCGAGGACGACCAGGCCACCATCTGGGTCACCTGGAGCGTCCAGGTCGACTACGACCACCGCTACGAGGACCCGAGCCTCGACCCGTCGGAGGTGCCGCTGTGACGGACCGCGGCGGAGCAGTGCTCGAGCAGTCGACCGCGGTCGTGGTGCGGCTGGACATGCTGCTGGCCCAGGGCGAGCAGGGCGGGGCGCTGCACACGCGGCGGACGCCTGGCCCCGGTCGCCCCAGGGTCTGGTCGGTCCGGTGGTCGCCGATCAGCAGGGGGCGGCTGCGCGGGCTGCTGATGCACTTCGACGCCCACCGCGAGACCAGGCCGTTCCGCTGGACGCCGCCCGGCGAGTCGGCGT